ACCTTCAGCAGCAACAGTGATTTCACCTGTTCTCTTTTCAATCTCAGTATCAGCATTGATACGGAACTGCTTTGTACCGTTCTCCATAGCGGAACGGATTTCCTTTACAATAGAAATGTTTTCTTTCATGTTATTAGATTTTTTATTAGTTTTATTTAGTTTTCTTTCTTCTGCATCTTCATCTTCCTCTGGAAGTTCATTATCATAAGCAGATAGTTTTTCTTTAAGTTCATCAAGTTGAGATTTCAATTCTTTAATCTCTTCTTTGTTTTCATTAAATTCTTTTTCTTCATCTTCCGTCATTTCACGGATTTCAGTTTTACAGGTTTCAACAATTTCCTTACATCTTGTGATAAGTTGAGCCTGTTTGTCTTTTAATTCAAGTGAGTTTAACCTTTTCATATCTATAAATAGTTGCTATTTTCTGATTCAATCAATTAAATGATATAATCATCTAATTCCCTCAGCATTGAATCATACTTATTATTAATCCTTTCACTTGCATCAATAAAATCTTTTGCTCTCTTACTACAAGAAGTTGCTAGATATGCAGGTTCATAAACAGGAGATATATCAAATAGTCTGTCTATCTTAAGAATCTCTCTCTTCAATATACCGTCCTCTTTATACCACCTTTCTCCACTTCCATCTTCAGGAAGAGTAAATGCAAATGAACTTGTACTAATTTCACCTCTTTTAAGGTGTTCAAGCAGTTCATCACCAATTGCTGTGTGTGGTGCTTCAAATTCATAGTATAATCCATCTTCTCTAAGTTCAAGTGCTAAACTTCCTTCTCCATATCTACTTCTTGCAAGTACTGTATCTTCATCATGGTTAAATCTTGCAAAAATGTCAGACTGTAGGATAGTATCTTCAGTAATAGCACCTTTCCTGATTATCTCAATAAATCCAATATTCTGTGATTCAGTATCAAACTTAACTGCATAACCACAGACTATCCTTGAATTTACCTCTTCAGATGGGTTATAATCTCTGATTTGAACATTATTACCGCTTCTGTTAAGTTCTCTGTTCTCCATCATTATTACTATTATTTATCTTATTGTCTTCAATTTTAGTATAAGGAATAGCACAATCATCTCCACCTTCTACTGGCTTTAACCCAAGATGCTGTCTTGCTTCATTAATACTCATAATACCGCTTGAAGTAAGTGTTGATAAGTATGAAGCAGTTGTGTTCATATCACCCTTTAATAGATACTTTTCATCTATATCCAGATAAATAGTTTCTCTTTCACTTGGTTTAACAAGTTTTCTATTGAATTCATCTTCAATCATTGTTATATAAGGTTGAAGGGTGTGGGAAACAAACTCTATATTTGCTGCTTCAATGGTTGAGAAACTTGCACCACTATTATCTCCAAGAAGAATAGGATTAATGTTAAAATATCTTGCTACTTCCCTAACATTGAAAGTTCTTGCTTCAATCATCTGGCTATCATTAGCATTACTTGATATAGGTGTATAGGTCATATCATCATCAAGTATTACCAAACCACTACCTCTATCACCATGTGTCTCTTGGAAGGCTTGTCTTGCTTGCTCTTTAGAACCCTTTCTTGTACCTTTAATTGTAAGAGCACCTTGAAGAGCACAACCACTTGAATAATATTTTGAAGCAGATTTATCTGTAGCCTGTGCTAATTTTAGAACCTGATTTGCATAAGTTGCTACAGGAATACCATTAACACCATCATTACTATTCTTATAAAGATGAAGTACATCTACCTGTTCAATCTTACTTCTCTTAATAAATGGGATTTGGTAGTAGATTTCTTGTTTCTGCCTATTGTAATTTACTACAACACTACCATGCTCACAATAAATCAAGTTGATAGGAGTACCATCATTTGCTCTCTCTATGTAAGCATATGCATTACCGTGTAGAATAACATCAGTAATAAGCATCTTCATAAAATTGAACTTACTTATTAAAGCATCTTTAAATAAATAGTTCAGTGGATGATTGAAATCAATGTCATTGTTTCTTTTAACTAAAATTGGTAATTGAGCAACACTGTTAGATATAAGTTCTGTTGCTGCAAAGAAGGGAGATAATGAAGTTGAAGCAGCATCAAGTTTAAACCCTTGGAAAATTGAAGATATTGCAGAAGGTTCTGATGGTACTACTGGTTCATTAACTTCATTACTTCTTCTATTAATTTCAAAACCAAATATTCTCATATATTATATTTATGTAAATTATTTTTAGAGTGTTTTAACTTGCATATTTCCATACAAATCCACCAGCCGTTTTTCTTTTACCTCTAAGAACCCCAGAGATGTTATTAATACCAGTATTTATTAATGCAGATTTTATAGATGGATAGGACTTAATGAATACACCATTAATATCATATTGATTAATAGAAATTTCACAGCCATTGGTTGAAAGTTTCTTATGTGATTCTCTCATCCTCTGAATAACTTCTTCAGAATAGATTCCTTTCCTACCTTTATTCCAAGGATTGCTTCCTTTCTTTTTATCAGATATTTTAATCTTGGTTTCTTTACTTAGTTTAGTCCCAATCTTAACCTGTTTTAAATGCTCTATATGCTTTTCTGAATAAACACCTCTTTTACCCTTATTCCAAGGTTCTACACCAATAGTACCACTTCCGCCTTTAGTTATATTATATCCTTTATCTGGATTTGTTGAATCATAATACTTAATGGCATTGATTTCTTTACTATTCAGTGTATTAATCAAGTCCTGAACATTTCTGCATCCTATTCTAAATAGTACTTTATATGCAAAATTCTTGAAACCATACTTCTTTATTGCTCTTGCAAATGGTGTATTCTTACCAATTGAGTTCTTATGTTGTCTTTTTCTATCTTTCTCATGTATGGTTTGTCCTACATATACTTTGTTATTTATCTTGTTTCTGTACAGATAAATAATTCCTTTAAACTGATAATACTTCTCCATCACTAATTCCCTTCTTATTTTGATATAGATATCCACCTAAAGCCTGAAGCATAGCAATTACTGGGTCAATCTTTTTACTCTGGTCTCCTCCAGCTTTCTGTGGTTTACAGTTATCATTGTAATCAAATTTTAATTCAACATTATTGAAGCACCATCTTGTGCAAGGATTAAAGTCTATCACAACTTTACCTTGTCTGAGTAGCATTTCAAATGTTTTTGTAGGCTTATTGAAGTTTCCTATTGCTTGTGAATATGGATATAGAGGCAATCCTTCAGTTGTAGCATCAATAGCCCAAGATACTGCATTCCACTCATCATAATAAACTCCAAGTAAGTAAGCCATATCATATATTTTCAGCTGGTCTTTAAGGATATAATCATAATCAACCACATTTCCACTGGTTATATTAACATATCCTTGTCTTTTCCATAACTTATATAACTCAGAATTTGTACTTTCCTCTAATGCACATTCAGGAACATAAATTATATTCTTAAATACAAACTTATCTGGATATTGTTCTCTTTCTGGATTAGGTGGGAACATGATTGAAGTACAAGTTAAGTCTGATATGGCACTTAAGTCAACACCCATATAGCAATCTTCATCCTTAAAGTCATTGAAATCTAGCTTAGTAAAACAATCTTTAAGGTAATTATCAGGAATCCAGACATTTTTGCTCTGACAGAATTGATTGAAGTTCTTAGTTCTTACACCTACTTCAAGTGCTGGATTATTTTTAGCAGCCTGTATCTGGTCTCTTAAATAATCTTTTCCAACAGTCTGTCCAAGTGAAGGAGCACATTTAATCCAGTTATCCTCATCTTCCCAATCATCATCCTTGTCTAATTCATAGATAGCACTGAACTGGGTATCATCTACTTTAACACCACGGAGAATATCAAGGCAGTTTAATCTATGTTCATAACAGGGATAACCATTAAGAAGGAAACCTGCTGTAGTTATTATGATTGCTAATGGTTGTTGTCTCATGCCTTGGGAAGACTTCATAACATTGTATAAATCCCAATTCTTTGCTGCATGAAATTCATCTAAGACAAAACAACTACTATTATAACCATCATTCCCCATTGCATCTGAGGAAAGGATTTGTATCTTGGATTTAGTTTTAGGTATTATGATTGAATCCCTGTACCTTTTAAAAATCTTATTCTTTGTATCACAGGATTCACAGAAGTTGGAAGTAATGTCAAATGCAATCTTAGCCTGTTGTCTTGAATTAGCAACTAACTCTATTTCTGCATTAGCCTCTTTATCAGCAATAGCACATAAGATAGCTAGGGCAGAAGCAAATGCGGTCTTCCCGCCTTTCCTAGACATCATTAGGAAGACATTTTTGATTACCCTCAGCTTAGTATCTTTCCATTTCCAACCAAAGATATTAGCCACTACCCACTGTTGCCACGGAAGAAGTATAAAAGGCTTACCGTTATGTTTTCCAGTTGAATGTTTTAGCCTTGATACAACCCTTATCTTCTGCTGTACATCTTCTTCATCAAAGTAAATATCTTCCCTACTAAACCAACTCTTATACCTTTTACAAGCCAGTATAATTGCTTCACATGCCTTTATCTTCCCACTTATGATATTATCCGCATATTCATTGTAAGTATAATCCATTAAGATATTAAATCATCTAAGCCATCATCTTCAGTATCATCATTCTTAATCTTGGACTTACTAAGAAGATTTAAACCAAATGAATTAAGTAATTTGAATAAGTTTCCTTGTGCTTGATTGACTGTTGATAGTGCTGGATTTTTACTTAATCTACCTCTATCATCTGTTTTCTCTAAACCGTTCTTCTGTATATCTTCTTGACATTTGCGGATAATATCATAATTAAAAGCAATCAAATCCAAAGAAACTCTCCATTCCTCATTAATCTGTCCATATTGAGATTCTAACCTACTAATGAGATTGGACATATATTCTATTACTTGCTTATCATATTTTTTATATATCTTTTTTGCATCCATAAAAATTGTTATTATTCAGTTATAAATATGCTAGTGGAATTAAATTTTAGTAGAACACTAAGAAATCCTTTTTAAAGGCATCTCTCTTGGTTTCAGTATAATCATACTAGCAACTCTCAAAGTGTCTGAAACAGCCTAAAAAGTGGCAAAGAACTGAAATCTCAGTGATGTCAGGCTTTTCCAGATTTTTGAAAAATTGCCGTCTGTGTGAAGAAAGGAGATCGGAAG